AACTGCCTTCAGAATTTCTGAAGTGGAGAGCGTAGGCGATTCTCCAGGCAAAACCGCTTGCTCGGGGGATGGGCTCAACGGAGGCGACTCAATTTTTTCTGGAGATGGAAGAGCTGTTTGAGTTCCTAGCTCTACCGGCGTCACAGCCGCAGGTTCGCTTACTACTGCTTCGCCGATCCGTCCACTACCTGGGGGGGGCGTTTCTTTGGTAGCAACTCGACGCATAACAAATTGTGGATATTCATCAGTCATAAAGTTGAAGTCAACAATTCGTTTAATAAGTTGTTCTTGAATTACATCACAAATATCAACCGTGTCTGCATCTATTCTCTCACGCCTTACCTCGGAATGAGCCTTTGATAATGCGTAAGAGCCTCTCTTTCCCTCCTCGACCGTCTGGGTGGCCCCCAAAATTCCTTTGGAAATTTCTGCATTGCATGAATCGCTTAATTCTCTGAACGAAGCGGCTGCCGCATGTCCTGCTTCAAGGAAAGACACGTCGAAGTCCTTGGGATGAATAAGAGCAGTCTCCTCCTGGATCGTCTGGAGCACCTCTAGTAACTTATCTTGATCGAGCTGTGGGGTATTTTCGGGGAATGTGCCTTTCGTAATTGGTGAACCATATCTGTTGAGAAAGATAATCCATGATTTCCATCCCTCTCTCTTTAACCAACTAAACCAGTAAATTGGCTTAAAAGCTGCTCTACCGTAAAGGCTATCCTGGCTATCATATGCATAATGCACGATTTTTTCCCATGGAATTTCTTTTGCATTAAGCCGATCGGGGCCAAACATGGCGATATCTGAATCCTGTTTGTGCCATCTCCCATCCTTGAAAAACCAGTAGCGTTGCTTGTGAAAAACGAGTTCCTCTATCCCATACTTTCCCTTCCATTTTCCTTCTGCAATATATTTCCAGACGATTTCGAGGATTGAGAATCCTTTACCTATTGCATCAGTAAGCTGCTTGATATCCTCTGAAAATGGTCCTTTGCAATCTTCAATGACCGAAAAGACGAATTCAGCTATAACGGCTGCTCGCTTGCTTTTGTTTGCGGGTATTATTTCCCAAGGGATAAGAGAGATTGCAAGCCGCCTGGTTTGGTATACAGCGTATACATGAGCATCTTTGGCTTCCATCTCATCGTAGACAGCAACCCCACGACTCAGAAGTACCTCATCTGGATTTTCATCAGCGGCGGACAGTACACTAGCGATTGTCTTGATTCCGGAAGTATCCAATCTGCCGAGGGGTGGAATGCGACGATTCTTCCTAGCTTTTTTTCTGGTTTCCCTCCTCCGTTCCTCTGCAGAGCGATTGATCGACGTATATCCCAGTTCTTTTCCGAGCGTAGAACTGGGGCGAAGAACTATCGAATTTTCCAGATCTTCTTCTGGATCCAGTCTTGCCGATATCACCGATGCTACTCTAGAAATTCTTCCGAGGATTGAACCAAACATCTAGGCTCCTATTAGAAGTTCGAAAGAGACGAAGCAAGACCCCGCTTTTTAGCTGATACAGTAACTTGCATTCCCCTAGTAGTCGAACTGCTGCTGGATAGCATTGCATCAGTAGCCAAAGCCGTCGAAATCAGAAAGTCATCTGCTGATCCCTCATCCTCTGATTTATGAACACTAAGCAACCCCCCCCTAATTTCTTGCTCCGCATCAAGAAATTGTTGGCTGAATGCTTTTGACTCGATGCTTCCATCATCAAAATATTCAAATCTTTGATCTGGTTTAGCCTTGAGCTCAGTATCCAACTTGGTGAAGATATGATCTTTATACTGAGCCGACATGAATTTTCCAACCACTCGTACTCTACCAAACTCACGGTATAATCTTGAGACAAGTGGATCTCCGACGCCATTTTCTTCAGCGTACAGCTTCGTCCAGTTATATTTCTTAAGAAAAGGGATTATTGAATCAAACTGATCATCCCAATCACCTTTGATAAGCAGAAGATCAGCTACTCCAATCCGACTACCACGATCCTCAAGAATTGTAATTGTGGTTGAAGAATCTACCTTGCCCCAATCCACTCCAGCAGTGAGCCTGCCTCCAGCTGTACCACGTTTGCCCGTATTGAGTTTTAAAAAAGTTTCCTCAACAAAATGTCCTTCTGCAATCAACCACTCAAGCTTATAGTTCATCCGAAAGAACGGGTTATTTTCTCCTCCAGGAAGCCGGTCCAGTTCTTTTGAAATGTGCGAGGCGTACCACCTAGAGTAGGGAGTAACCTGATCATAGGGAACTTGTTGATGGAACTGAGGAGCGTTTCGAAGATTATACTCGATGTCGGTCAGGAAAGGACATCGTTTACGGCCGGGGGTACCGGTTTCCGAAATTAATCCATCGACTGCAGCAACCATGGGGCGGAGAATTTTGTAGACGGAGAAGGGAGAAAGGCCTTGAGCTTCGTCTATGATGAGGCAATGTGCCTCCGGGCCCTCATTGCTCGCTGTCTCGGATCCACTATAGGCCGTGGCTACAGAGCCATTGGATAATTCAAACTGATTGGTATTTGATGTCTCAATCTTCAGATCCAGAGAGCTCAACGCATCTCTAAAAATCTGTTGTTTCGCTTGCCGCCGAAGTCTGACGAAAGGAATTTTTGCTTGTCGCTCTTTGGGTCCGGCGAAAGCAACACTCAGACCATTTCGATAAAGTCTCAACCGAGGAAACTCTCTCGATAGGTTCGTTTTGGCCAGCTCGGGGATAACCGCAAGAAGAGAGGAAATTATAACCTTCAAGGTATCCGATTTTCCTGATTTCCTGGCCCACAAGGTTGATAGAGTACCAGAAAAATCTTCATGGATTATAGCTTTAATGAACTGCAAGGCTCTTTCTAGCTGGTATGGCCTTAAGGTAATTATATTGATCTTTTGTCCAAAAGATAAGATCTTTTCTGCTAGATTATCAATCCTCAACAGCTTCCTCCGTACGTGATTCATCCTCCAGGCTAATATCTAGGACCCCCAGCACAGAAGGTTTTGAGACCTGGGGACCTTGCTTCAACCTTTCCGCTGCCTTTATTGCTATAGATGTTTCTTTGTAAATCTTTAGCGCCTCTGAAACCGAACCAAAGGTTGCATCTTTGAGAAATTTTTTCGCCTCAAGACGGAGCTTTCGATAAAGGATTAGCCCTTCTTCCTCAATGGAATTCTTTCTTTTCCACGGATCGCCCCGTAGTCGGTCTTGCCGGGCCCAATCGTAGATGGTCATCCAGCGTGGAATTCCCATCTGCTCTGCGATTTGCTCATACGTCAAATTAAGCTCGAAGAGCTCTCTTGCTTCTTTTCTATCTTCAAGACTGTGTTTCATATCTTTTTTTTTCTTTCTCAGGAAGGATATCCAAGAATAAATCTTTAGCGAAGTGAATTCAGAATTGTCAAGGGATAGATTGAAAATCGAGGAGAACTATGATGTAGAGAAAGGGGGGGGGAGGGCGTGTGCAAAGCGTCCAACGGGTAAATCGCACGCTACCAATTCAGCTGGCAAACGCCCTAGCCCAGCTCAAGGAGGCCTGATGGGAGCAAAAGAATCTTTGTGGAAAGCAACCCCCATCAGCCGCATTGGTGCCAACGGGATAATGATCGTGCTCTCCGACCCGGATCCTGAGAAGGATTCAGGGAGATCATGTAGAGCGTAGGATGATGATCTCAGTTATGTCCAGAAGATTTTTCTGGAAGGAAGATTGTTCGGGATTTCAGGAGATAACTATGAAGTTCTTGTCCTCCAACAGTATGAACTACAATCTCCTGTCCACTCATGAATGACATGAGATAACTTCTAGTTATGTCAAATAATTTTGAATTAATTTTTCCAGCTCACCTCGAAGTGTAATTTTATACTTCCTTTTCTCAGCTACATGGAGCTCTTTTCGAAGATCGCTTGTCAAACCAACTACAAGTGCAGTGATTTCGATAGTTAAAGATTCCCGCATGCTCTCTTTATCAAAAGAGCCGAGCTTTTCGAAGGTCAAGAGAATTCTATCGATGCATTCACGGATTAGGCCAGCTTGTGTCAAAGAACTGGGGCTTGAAGATGATGATAATGAATAACGACCTAATGTCGAGGTTAATCCAGCTTGATCTTTCATTGAAGCAGATTGTACATTATGCTTCTCTAAAGCAGACCATACGACAGCTCTAAGTTCTCGTTGATCCATTGGCGGCTCGTTTCTACGATTCCAAGCCAAAAGACCGTGATAGACTGAATCGAGAAAAAGATTTCGATTTAAGAAATACTCCGCGAGCTCGAAACAGGCAGTCTTTCTCTGTCCAGCCTTGACTCCTTTCAAAAATCCTCTAAGTCTATTTATCCTCATAATTACCGCCTTCATTTATAAATTCGCAAACTCACTCATCTCTTTTTTCTCTTCTTCCCATCTATCCCAGAAATTTCCTTTCACAAAGCCTGTTTGTGCTGCTTGGAATAACCTCTCTCTGATAAAGTTGACTAGATAGAATTTACTTTCCACAGAAGCTTTGGGTAGCACACATACAAGAATTGCCCATAATGCGTATAGAATGAGACAATGAAAAGGACTCAGCGTGTGATCTACTCCCTCCATCATAGTTTCCTCAAACTCTCTTTTATATAATAACTTGCCCCAACTGTCTCCAAAAAGTCAACCGCCTGATTTCGAAATGCTATCCAATCCACCTTCGCTTCTACCTCAGGCATGTAGTTGATTTTACCAACCTTGAAATGATCTACAAATTTATAGCTAAAGGCCAGGAACTGCATTGCCTCATCCGGATCAATCACCGGTTCCATCGAGATCCAGGTCTTAATTCCTGCTTTCTTGGCCATCTTGATTGCCTCGAATCGGTCGGGAGTACTAGCGGCGTATGGCTCCCATTTCCTTGCAATCCAGTCATGGTAGAACGAGATCGAGGTGCCGAAACTAAATCTATTATGAGTCAGGAGATCGAAATCCCGGACTATCCGGGTACCACCCTTAGTTAGGATTGTGAAGGGAATTTGATAGTAATTGAATAGCTGGATCACGCTCGGCATGACCGGACGTGACATCTCAATCGGCTGATAGGGATCTGAGATAAAAGAGATGAGGACTTCAGGACAATGCTCTAACTTTGAGAGATTATGCAGATCTGATTCAAGACGGTCGAAGAGATTCTTTGCAGGCAAGCCTGGCTTGAAAAAGTCTTCTCGCTTCATGTGGAGAACTTGAGGACAATAGCAGTAGATGCAAGAATGTTCACAACCATGTGGGCGGACATTCAGTGCAAGCTCAGCATATTCTCTGGCCTTGCCTCGGGGTTCGTAGATGATGTTCATTGCTCCAAATCCTTAATGGCTCGATCGATGTTATTTTTGATTAGTTTAACAAATTCAATCCCATTGGTCGCTGTGGGCTTGAAACGTCCCAATGCAAACTTTATCTCACCGTTCTTCAAGGCGTAGACCTGGACTTCTTCAAAGCATTCTGCAAAATTTATTTCATATCCCGATATTCCTCAAGCTTGCGCTCTATTTTCCTATTCTCCACATACAGTCTATGATTATCAATCGGCTTTTCTCTTTTTAGGTTCTCGGTTACTAGTTTCTTCCATGAGGTGATAAGAAACATCCTTCATCCCTTCCTGCTCAACTTATTCGCTGCTGTCGGACCGGCGCTGATAATTCCAATTTGAGTTTCTAGCAGTGATTCGATAGAAGCTAAGAATTCTTTCCTAGAAAAGGTTTCAAGATGAAGGTCCCTTTTTCTGAGAGAAGTCAGCTTTTTTGTAAGAGTTGCACGATATGCAAGATCAAGGAGCCCTACTTTTGGATTGAGGAATGATTCATCTCGATAGCTCGTGCAGATTTCAGCCTCTTCCTCAAGCTGATCACAGCAAGTAACCGCCAGATAATCGACTCGACCACAAATTGATAGCGAGTACCTCAAGAGTGGAATGTCAAAATGTCCCATTCTTAGATCACCTTGCCAAGGATTCCAAAAATTAAACTTATCTAACTTTGGACATGTAGATGAGATGTTTGATTCAGAGGGAAGAGGACCTGGTCCATGTCGCACCATATAAGACCTGATCACTCCAATCACTTCAACTTTTCCTGAAAAATTAGTCTTCTCCAGGATCAAAAGAGCATTTTTTGGAGTACAAGTACTCCATGTTGTGTATGGATGAAAACCGTACCATTCATCCAACAAGATCCCCTGAGCTCCCTCAAAAATTAGATCTTTCTCGCTCAACAGGGAAATAGCTTGTTCACAATTGACTACGCGACAAAAATTGAAAATTCCGGATTGTAGATCGTGAGCCATGGAGTTGTAAATAAAGTCTCCCATGTCTTTGGAAAAATTGAATTCCATCATTTTCAGATCAAAGATTTTTTTTAATTTTTCGATGGAGATATCTAGATGCGCTAGATCCCTTACTCGAAGAGCAGTTCCCTGCAAACTGTCAGACACCGCCTCACCAAACCCAACGCCGCAACTGCCATGTCTTTTTAGACCTCGTTGCCGTTCTCGAATCATATTGGCTATTTTATGAAACGGAGTGATTATTAGCGCTTCTTCATCAACATAAACCATCGGTTCTACGCCGATAGATTGTAGAGCCTTAATCTCTTTTCTTAAAGCCAAAGGGTCCACCGCCATGTATTCTGACAAATACGTCTCAACTCCATTCACAAAGCTTCCACTTCCAACCTGTGAGAATGTGTGGTGTTTTCCGTCAGGGGTAACTACGTTGTGAGCAGCCTGACTCCCACCATGAAACCGAACTATCATTTTTGGTATACTTGGCCATCGCCGGGAAAGGTAATCTATGATAGATCCTTTCCCGGCATCTCCAAAGCCAAGATCAATTACTATAGTTGCCTGATTCTCCATTACACTTTTGAGAGGGGGTCATTTCCAGTTCCATGCTCTTCTGGAAGGTTTCCCTGGGCCATGTGGCTTGGTACTCTAGATGCCACCACTGGAACTATCGCTCCGCTGACTTCATTGATCATTGAAGGATCTGAAATGCCTAGATCTGTGACGATTTGATCCACACTCTTGGCTGACTCAAGTGCATAGATTAATCCAGCGATGATTTCACAGACCAGGCTTGAATCATTCACTTTGACAAATCTCTCACCCAAGAGCTTGGACCAGCTGTCATGAACGTCTATTCGGTCTGGATAACTTCCATCCATGGCAAACAGATGAAAAACCTCCCACTGCTCGAGGGTTTCGGTCAGAAGCATGTCAACACTTTCTCCCTCAGTGGCGTGCTCACCGAATATAGCTGAGATCTGTTCTGACTGAAGCACTGGCCAATAACCCTCATCTCCCATAGTAAAGAGGTATCCCTTCTTCCCACGTTTCTCAAATGAGTCAGTAGCCGTATGTCTTGCTGCAAATCTATATGCAAAACCATACGACTCCATGACTTGACCTCCGCCCCCGCCCTCAAGAATTATATTCCTGAGTTGCTCATCGAGGCGGTTGTCTGACTCAAACTGGCCGACCTGTAGAGGATACCTATCGCAAGTTGCATCACCCACAGCTCCCATCAGGATCTGAGGGTTGGCAATTCCGGCTTTTGATATCACAATATCCATCAGGTTCGCTAATTTCTTCTGCAACATTTCTGGTATTCGTCCCATTGAGCCGGTTACATCAAAGATCATAATGATCGGCAAGCTCTCCGGGTGGTCCGCACTGTCGCGGCTTTCTCTAATTCCATCTTTCATTTTCGACGGATCAAGATCCGGATGGATCCCAGAAGCCTTCCCGGTCTTAATGTCCTGATCATAACCAAAATCCGCCAAGCCCTTAGCCAATCTATGTCTGGTACCTGAAGTGTAGGCATCAGAACTCCATGATCCTCCTCCCATAGCTTTCTCCTTTCACAAGCCCGCTAATTGTTCGGCATTTGAAATTTGCCTCTATAAACCCTTCCCCACTCCGAGCGGATGATGCGGGTTAACTCATCTAGGGCCCGGTAAGCAGGAGGACGCCTTGCTGAAGAAGGGTTAATACATTGAGTAAGAAATTTATCTAAGCTGTTTGGAACTAAGTCTTTTCCAAAAAGTAACCAGATTGTCATAGCTGCCATGTAAACATCACTCTTCTCATCTAGCTTTCTATGGGCAAAGACTTCAGGTGGATACAAACTTTTCCATTTTGAAATTAGATATCTTAGCGTACTGCCTAGAGCAATTGAGTGTACCCAGCCAATATGCAATGGATCATGAGAGGTCAAATCCAGAAGCACATGATCTGGGTTAATAGCTGTATGTACAACCCCAAAGGCTGAGGCGAGTGCGGCTTGACCCATAATTCTTCTCGACATCCAGGCTGCATCTCTTGGATCTATACCAGATGAATGAGCATCAAGAGCATCTGAGATAGAGATGTAACTGTTCGTACCAGGATTGGAAAAGACAATAGCTCGAAATTTCTTTGAACCATTTTGAATCAAAAAAGAATCAAGGACAGAAGGTAGGAATCTAACCTGATTGAATCGGTAAAACTGAGCCTCCTTATCAAGCCATGGGTTTTTAGAGGGGCTCGATGCGATTTTAATCAAAACTTTATTATTGGCTGATCCAACTCCGCTGTAGATCCTTGAGAGATCACCAATTCTAAATGGTGCAGCCTCACATTGATATTCATCAGTGTTGGATTTCAGAGTGAAGGTATTTTGTGAAAGGCTCATTTCATTGAACTCTTGATCGTACTTTCCATTCTTAATAGCAATTTGAGCCTTTTCATATACAAGATCCAGAAGTTTAAATGTCTCAGTAGCTTTCTTCTGCAAGCTGCTTGGAGCATGATCGGGATGAACTATTTTCGCCAGGTAAGAAAATCTACGTTTAAGAGTCTGCAGCATCTCAGCTGAATCTTGGCTGCCTGCAATCATTCCGAAAATGGCGGAAAACGAGGTAGCGGATTCCAGTTTCAGTCTAATTCTTTCCAAATCGTCTAACGAGACCATCTACAACTTCCTCCCACTCTCCTGATCTCCTCTCCACTGTTCCTTCGGCAAGATCTCCCCAATCGAGCCTCGACGATTAGAGAGCTGGGTTGGAGTCGGGAAACCGTGGAGCTTGCATTCGTCATCAGAGACCTTTCTGCCCAAAAGATAGCCGGTCTCCCAAGACGTGAAACAGTTTCTATGCCAGAAGCCGTTGCGGCCCTTGCGTTGCCAAAAATAAACTCGTTTCTTACATCCGATGCAAAAAATTATCATTCCAAAAATTCTCTCACATCAGACCATCGATTCGCGCACTTCTCCAGCAGATCCCTTCCGTTCTCCTCTTCTTTCTTTCGATCCTCCAGTCTATCGAAATTTATATAGGATGTTATTTCATCCCTAACAAGGTCAGATAAGACCGTTGGATCCAGCGCATCGAGCTCCCAGGATTCCGCGCCATAGATCTGAATATAGTGCATAGATCTCGAATCTGTGACCTTGGCAGGATTTGGAGGGAGATGATATTGGTTAATCTGGTCCATGGTAAGGCCAATTCGTTTGACAACAACAAATCCAGCGATGAAAGTTTCAAATCGCTTAACAATATCTTCTTTCATATCAAGGCCTGATGGATCGTGATCAGAAAGATAAATCAATCGAGAATCTTTGCCAGCACTGTGATCTTTGAATCGTCTGGCCGCTCTCCACATCTCACTTTGAGAAGTGTATCCACGGCAGGAAAAATACGGCACATCGTAAGCGTTACAGGGTCCCTCGATTACGCCAATGAGAGCGTCTTTCTCGATCCAGGTCTCACAATAGCAACTCTGATCTTCCCATTTATTGAGCCTGAATGAATCCGCAGCGGAACCGATTATCTCACCTGGACTATCCCAGTGGCTTAGCGATCGAAGATTTCTCGTCCGGTCTACAATGCTACCCCAGTCGATGAGGCCAGCAAGACGAGCATCGTTGACAACGCTTCCAAGTCGTTTATATGAGCGGTCTGTGTTCGGAAGCCAGTTTTTGCTCACAAATTGATAGTAGAGCTGCCGAAGAGTGAGGTCGAAGCCCTGATGAGCGTAAGAATCAAGAATAATATTCGCCTTTTCTATAATATCAAGGCTGGATTTATTGAATTTTTTTCCAATGTATTGAATGTAGGGCATGATTTTCGAAACTCCATGTAGAATTTTCAAAGAGACTTCGCTTCAGGACGCCAATGTCTACAGAACGTCCCATACAATTCAAAAATTTGTTTGGCAAAACTTTCGTATGAAATGCTGAACAGTATCCCTCCTGAATGAGTTCCCATATATGGGCTGGGTTTCCATGAGCACATCAAAAAATGATCACAGTTCTTACAGCTTTGTACTTCTTGTCCAACAAGTTTCTTGCTCACTACTCAATCTCCCTATGTTTGTGTTCACGAGGCCGGCGGGGCTCGAACCCGCGAACTCATCGTGACAGGCAGGTTTTAACCATCTGGACTCCGGCCTCATTACTCCCCTTCCTAAAATTCAGGGTCTATTTCATCCTCAGGCGTCCAGCTACAGAAATCGCAGCGGAAGTTTCCCTGTTGTGTTCCGACTCCGATATCGACTTCATCATAAGATAGATCCGATCCACACTTCGGGCACTTATAGCTATCCTTAGATCTTCCAGAAGTTTTCATTCCTTTCACCTCTTTTTTTTCTTTTGTTTTAACCAGGGAAGGAGAATTCCGTATATTGCAGTTCCTTACGCTCGATCTCCTTTTGTTTAAAGGTTATTTTCAGCCTCCCCTGGTTAAGATGATTGTATCCGCTTTCAGTAATTCCTGTCAACCTTTTTTCTTTACGATCCTAAACTTTTTTTAGTTGGTGCCACTTCACCCAGCATGCCATGCAATTTTCTATGACAATCCTCACAGAGCGTACGTCCATTTCGAAAATCCCACAATTCATCGCATCGCTGCGCCTGTGGCCAGGTCCTCACATGGTTGCTTACTAAAATTTTTTCGAGTTCCGTGTCGTGATGAGCAGTAAGATTCTGATCTGAACCACATTCCGTACATCTATGTCCGTCTCTGCTGAATACCTCGCGCTGCCATCTTCTGTAGGCGTTGGATTTCCTAATCCTGTTGATGAGATTATGAACTCGCCTATTATGGTGAGGCAGTATTCGAATTCCATGCTTATTAAACTGCTCATTCATATTTGATCAGCCAATGGTTTGGATTACCGCATGGACAGAGAGTATCTTCAATCGGGATATCAGATGGAGTTTCATACCGCTGACAAACACCGCATGACATCATGATGAAAATCGAGCATTTTCCTTTGTACGGCAGGTAACAGCGATCTCGCGCCTGGCGTTTCGTTCTTCCCCTAAGGAGAATCTTAATCCCAATTTCCTGCCGATTTCCAGATTGGGTTTTTGTATCCATGTGTCTTCAACAAACCGAAAGATTTCTTCGCCCTCGTACAGGCCACGTAAGCAACTCTATGTTCATCCCAGAACGAAGTCATGTCTGAATTCATGGCATTCAGACATTTGTGAGAGGTCCCTCGGTCAACCCAGACATGATCTGCTTCAGAACCCTTCACGCTGTGTACAGTACCCACCGTGACCTTTGGTTCTTTCACCAAACTATCTTCATCCATATGCTCTAATGCTTTGCCGTTTTGGCCCTTAAGATGGAAGAGTTCTGGGATCGGCTTCTTAAAACTGAGGAAGCTGTTTGTAAACACGCCGAGAGAGATAAGACCAAAGATATCCAATTTTTCTTCCCCAATCGATGTTTCGAGATCCTTCTTCGTTCCTCTGATTAGATTATCTTTTGAGATCATTTCTGAAATCATATTTTTAATTTCCTCTCGTGGAACAACCTCTCCCATCTTAATTCTAACGTATGTCTTGGCCGCCTTCCAAAGCTTAGTCGCCTGTGGATTCCATGCTCTATCATTAAGCCTCCATGGATTATGAAAGCCAATACCCTTCGATACAAGCCATTCTATCCATGGCGTAAGATGATAGTTGCATCGCCCAAGAATCATATGAGTTCCAGAAAGAGATAGATCTGGCTCTGACATTGCAAGGGGATAAACATAGCCATCTTCCAACGTCGGTTTCCACTCAACATTCTCTCTATTCTTAGCATTCCTAATGATATTCATTGCTAGCTCATGGACTAATCGTGGGACTCTAAAGGTGGTATTGAGCGATCTTTCGAAGGTACGACTAAGATTGATGAAAGCTTCTGGAACAGCGCCGGCAAATCTTAGAATAGCTTGATCTGAATCGCCTACGTACACGACAGAGGTAGTCCTTTCTGCCCATAGCTCGAGGATCTCAACCATGAGCCGAGAAAGATCCTGCGCTTCATCGACTAAAAGAATTTCGATATTTGGAGAGAATCTATGCAGGAGCACATGCTCGAGCATTCCAGTAAAGTCTATGTACCCCTTTTCGTCCATCCAACGCATCCAATCCCAGTACATTCCCTTCATCAGCGCGTCAGGCCACTTTTCGTAAGAAATCCGTGTATGGCGCAAGATTTGAATTGCGTTGAAGCGAATAAGATTGGCCTTTGGAGAATACTCCATCTCAGCCTGAGAATAGTTATCGTCTTCAGTAGTGCGTGTATTTTCAGGCATGCGCCATTGAGGAAAGTCTTTGCCAAACTCTTCCAGCTTCCTATCAGCGACTTGTTCTTTAGAAAGTCCAAGTAGCCGGAAGCACATGGCATGAATAGTCTGAATATTTCTAGCAGCTTCCTTGGTTACGCCAGCCTCGTTTGCTACCCGTTGGCGCATCTCCTGGATAGCAGCTCGAGTGAGAGAGACGGCGCCAATCATTTCTGGGTCATATTTTTTAGCAGCAGCCTGGATGAGACTGAGGAGGTAGGTGGTCTTCCCGGATCCAGGATTACCGATTATCTTCGCTCGGCTGTGTGGGACTTCCGTCATGAGAAATCAATGATCTCCCCTGATGGGATAACTCTGGTTAATGAAACAGAAAAAGAACAGAATATTAGATTGGATAGTTGGTTGAGCAGCTTCTTTTTTTGCCAGGGGAGAAATTTGATCTTAGGATTTATGAAAATTTCGTCTATTCCAGCAGACCACAGAGCTTCATCGGTCTCAATGTCTTCTCTTGCATAGCCAAAGGCACCGGGATATTTACGCTTGGTCATTGGCCTTCTCAGTTTCAATCAAAACCTTTAGGCTCTTTGCTTTTATCGAGAATGCAGAAGTTACGATACTTTCTAAGTCGATTCCAAATGCGCTGTGAAGTTCTGTCCCAAGATTATATCTATCGTCACATTTGCTGCAAAAATCCTTAATAACCATTGAAAGATTTTCACCGAATTCAATTTGAATGTACATAATCTCCCCCCCTCCACTGTAGATCCTTACGCTGCGGATCTGTGTAAAGAATTAAACGGCTAGTATTCGTTTTCTAGACTCATTCATTCCAGCAATCGTATTTGAATGTCCACGGATCCTCCCCCTTCAGAAGAATTTACCTCAATGGCAACGCCTCGATAATTTTTCAGCAGAGCCTCGCTCATTAAGGCTTCAAATTCCGAGAGATGTTCATCAAGGAGCTGATATATATGAGGCACCCGTTTTTTGAACATCTTCTCAAATACCTTTGTTAAGTTTCTCCCTATATCAAATGTCCTCTCTCCAGAATTAATCTGGCCTTTTAAGAAAGGCTGTCTTGTTACTCGCGGATCACTCGACATTGCAGCAAGTGCGAATATCTCTGATAGCTCCTCTGACCTCATCTCTCTTAAAGTCGGAGGAACAGGACCATCAGCAGCTGAGCATCGAATATCGACGAGTTCAATGATCTCCTTGATCCTTGCTAATCTCTGAGAATCGTTCATTAAACTACCTCCTGAATTTTGTTGTTTCAATTCCACCACCTTTTTTTTCTCATCCCTTCACTACAGCCAAAGGAGTTAATTCGACCACGATCTCAACCAGATCTTGCTGATTCGTCATAACCTCATCTATGTTCTTATACGCACTTGAAGCCTCATCAAGAGCCTCCTCACTTTCAAGCGAATGGATTATTCCTTGTTCATCGAGAAAAGCTTTTTCGGTCGCAAGATTAAGCTGCCGTATTGCTTCCTTTCTTCCCATTTTTCTGCCAGCACCATGTGAGCATGACTGGAAGCTTTCCGAGTTTCCTTTTCCCTTAACGATGTAGCTCTTCGTTCCCTGAGACCCGGGAATTATTCCAAGCTGCCCTTCTCTTGCCTTGGTCGCTCCTTTTCGATGAACCATGACATTTTTACCGAAATGGTGTTCCATCGAAGCGTAGTTATGTGCGATATCGATCATAGAGGAAAATATTACTCCCTCAAGAAAGGAAAGGAAAATCACTTTGATCATCTGGAGCATATGTGCGCGATTCGCTAGTGCAAAGTTGACGCAATATTCCATCTCATTCCGATATGATCTAGCCTCATCAGAATTCAGAGGTAGAAATGCGAGGTTCCATTCCCTGGGAACTTGAGAAAACCATTGACTGTTCAGCTTAGCTGCCAACTTATTATAGTAGTCGGCTACTCGTTTTCCAATATTCCTACTCCCGGAGTGAACCATTATCCAGATATATCCATCCGACCCTTTCTGTATTTCGATAAAGTGGTTTCCACTACCCAGAGTACCCAGTTGATATAGTGCTCTGGGATATTCCTGATGTACGATTGGCACACGATTGCTGATAACTGGCATAAGAGAGTCCGCCTGTGCTTCTTCATGCCAAATCTTTCCAACTGGAATAGCCTTTTTGATTTCAACGATAATTTGTTCAAGAATCTGCCTTTTAACTTCGCCAAGGGATGTTTTCACAGCACACATCCCACAACCAATATCAGCACCGACTGCATTAGGAACTATAACATTTTCAGTCGCCATAACTCCACCGATAGGCATTCCATATCCCTGATGACAGTCGGGCATGAGTGCAATGTGTTTGAAAGCGAATGGGAGATTGGCGAGATGCTTCGCCTGCTCCAATGCTCCTTCCTCGACCGCATCAAACCAAAGTTTTATTGGCAGTCGTTCTGTAGAAATTACTCTTTGCATCGTTGTGTCCTTCAAGATTAGAAATCCATTCTCCCAGGAGCCCCGCCTGAGCCCGGCGAGCTCGAGCTCCTGGAAGAAATGGCATCAATTCTGATTTCTCAGAGTTTAAGGTTTATTCCGTGAAGGGCTCCCCGGCATCGGCATCCTGATATTCCCTGAAGAGGATTGCCTGTCCACGCATATCTGGTTTCCACTTGAGGAACAGCTCCCTCATTCTCCTCTGTTTTTCCGGAGTATCAGCTATCTGGCTTTGTTTTTCAAGATGGATCGCTGAGTATTTAATTCCATCCTTATTCTGTGCCTTATCGAGGGTGAATTTGGTAATCCAGTGCCTGAAAGAAAAGCCAGCTGTGGACATTGCCTGGATCCATTTGTCAATGATTTTCAGGTTCGAAGGAGGAAGTGTAAGCCTAAATGGTTCTGTATGATTCGAGAGAAGAATGTGAAGTCGCTTCATGTTTTTACAAGCTTTTCCTCTCCCAGGCTTTCCATCCTTTGTTACCTCAGACCCGAATGCTTCCCTCCCACCAAGCGGACAGGTTACACATCGATCACTCTGCCGCTCACAGTTCTCAGCGGGCACAAGCCCGTCCAGTGAGAAACAGTCTGGAGGAGTGCCCCCACCCGACTGATCATAGGGGATCATCCACCAAGCGTTTATCCTGTTGGTATCAAGAATAATACCTTCGAAGGAAGCTACTATGCTTTCGTCCGGCATTTGAAACTGGTAGCCTTGATGGATTATGCCAATTTGAGGGAATGAAAACTCGACCCCCTCTAAATTTTCCCTGAGCTCTTCTTCTAGCTCAGCTGGCAGTCCTGACTTAGGCTCGAGGTACAGTGCTAATGGATCTTCGTTCTTGTTCATAGTTGTAGTTCACCTCCCTTCTGTTTTGGATTTGGTCGCCGGGTTTTGGCGATCAATCTTCCTTTTTGAGCAATTCAGCATTTCGGTAGACCTGAGAACATGTGTCTGATGCAGACCTCAGAAAATTGAAGCATGGCAAGCAAATCCAAAATTCTTCATCTGTCTTCAGAGTTTTAAGTTTTCTATCAGAGGCTGGAAAAACTTCTCTAGCCCGAAGTATAACTCCACTTCCTTGATGACTTTCGTTTTCACATTTTTTGACCATGCATTTCATCGCACACCTCTATCAAATTTCCGGATGTTCCTTGAGAAATTCTTCCAAGTGTTTGTTGATGATTTCTTCCAATTCCACAAATGGCTTTAGCTCGACCTCAAGATCGTGAAACCAAAACCTTACGTTTATTCCACCTCTTGCCCTGGAAATGAATTTCCCAATCGGTCTTCCACCAGGAAGGAGCTTGATTCGTCCCTAGCCACAGTATCTACGCTTTATGAACAGATCCAGATATCCAGTTTCACTCCTTTTAGCGAGGTTGAAGACGTCAACAGGTCTTAACTTATCATGAGGCAAGTTCATTTCCCCTTCCTCATCCCAATTTTCTTTTTTGTAAAGATTTTCACGAACTTGGGAATATGCTCTTCCTGCTTTTGAAGTTCTTTGATCCAGGAAGAAAATTTTTTAGAATTCAAGCTTGACTTGATCAATCCTCCAGCACCCATTTTCTTAAGCCACCTATCACCTTTTTTACGATCTTCCTTCTTGATGCTTGCGTACATTTCAATATGAGGATAGAAGGTAGTTCCATGAAAACGGATCAAGGAACAATCTTCGTTCTCGAAAGTAATATAGAGCTCTTCCTCAAGTTCCATTCGCTCCTTCTTAATTTCATCAAGCTTTTGGCTTAACGCAAGCTCTTTCTTGCGTGCTTTTTCAAACTGCTTGACTTTATCGTTAAGACTTTTAGAATCTTCCATCTTATCGCTCACCGTGATTCTCCCTAATGTAGTCAACGACTGCTTCTGCGACATTGCCTTTTCGTTCAAGAGTCTCAAGAATTTTTTCATCGACTGTATGGTCTGCTATGAGATAAAAAAATTTGCATTGATTTTCTTGACCTCGCCTTAAGATTCTTCTCATGCTCTGATCATATTGCTCATAGGATTCGGATAGACTGAAATAGATTGCATACTGGCAGTTTTCTAGACGATTTCCATGACCAATTGATTTCGGATGAGCGATAAGAAATTGAGTTAGACCATCCTGGAATCTATGAATAATCTCAGGTCGATCGCTCTTTGCGACGGTTCCGTCAACTCGAGACCAGCTATACCCCTGATCGACCATCAACGTCTGTATCCGCTCAGCCTCGGGCAAAAAATGGGTCCAGATGATCGCTTGATAACCCCCAAGCTCTGGCAGCAACATGCTCAGCTCATTCAATTTGGAGGTTCCGACCAGGATTTCCTTCCGAGTGGGCTCTTCTTTACCGTCTTCTTCCTCCAAGTAGTAATAGAAGCCACTTGTACCTTCACGCAATTTCATAAGCTTGATAGCAGCATTACCAGCGACAATCTCCTTATCCCCAAGTTTAATGTACAGTTCTCTGGCCATCGCGCGATAAGCTTCTCGTTCTTTGATATCAAGATGTATACGTCGAATGGAATGAACGGGCTCTGGAAGATCCATGACATCCTCTGGACGAACAAAATCAGCGATGGTAGCAAGTTTTTCTAGAAATTCTTGTCGCTTCTCCTGCTTCATCGCCCATTTGAATCCACCGTAACCATAGGTGTAAAAAAATTCGTCTTTAAACAGGGTGAATGATCGACCAAAAAGCATGGGATCAATGCAGTTCACTTGATTAAAATATTCCAGCTCGCTATTTGGCGCGGGAAGTCCGCTCAAGGGATAGCAGTAATCCATTTCATCAGCGAATTCCAAAACAGCCTTTGTAGTTTTCCTTCTGCCGTCTTTAAGCCTTGCTGATTCATCAATGATGAGCATTTGAAAGCCGGCTTGGACTAGATCATCCTTAATGGTCAAGAATGATTCGTAGTTTATTATAACTACTGGACTTTCATACAGGCCCTCACGATAAGCTCGAAAGCCACTTGCGCTTTTTGATTTCTGCTTCAATGCCCATAGATTCACGGCTTCTATTTCGGGAGCAAACTTCTGTATATCACCACGATCACCAAGCCAAGCGTCCTCTATGACAGACAGGGGACAGAGAACCAAGGTCCTAACCCGTTTCTGCTTTATCATTTCAAGGCCTACGAGTGTTTTGCCTGATCCTATTCCATGAAAGTAGGCGAATCTTGGATGGTTCACACCAATTCTTGAAGCCTTAAGCTGATGTTTGAGGAGATAAGAAGAGACAGCATATGAACTATAATCTGGCTTCGGGTATCCAACTCCTGGAAATTGAGGCCCGAACTCAGGAAACGTCTCCACAAACTTATTGAGAAACATCTTGCTCGTCTTTGCATGCCAATATAGGAATTTTCCGTCCTTGTTACGTTTGATTGACATGCCAAGGCGCTTGATCTGTTCAATGAGGTTGCGATTATACTTAGACCTAAAATGAAGCCGCTCTCCGTCGATTTCAATAGATCCAAGTGAGGTAGGCAGGAAGCCAGTAGCCGGTGTTTCTACACGCATTCTCTGCTCTTCGCTTAATGTTCACTGCTTGTTAGATCTCGTACCTAACGGCCATAAGCTAGCAAAGTCTAAGATTGATGTCAAGTAAAAAATTTAGGCTGATGAAGATTTTTTTAATTGAGATGGGAGAGAGAATTTAGTATAGTAAACTAAACTTGAAGATGAGGCGTGTCACATGAACTGCTTTGAATGTCCATTATTCCTTCTTCTCAAAATATATCTGTTATCTGAAGAATTTCAGTCTATCAGAAGAATTAAGACAGAGAGAATTAAGAAAATGGTTTCTATAAAAACTGGCATCTCGATTTCTGATTTGGTCTCCAGAAGTCGAAAACAGGTATGACCCTGAGCGAAATAGGGAAATCTTTTAACAGAAACCATTCAACAGTCTTCCACTCACTTCTCTCTCCTCTTCTCCCCCATTCTATTTTTTTCTCCTAAATTCGACGATTTTCTCCATTTCCCAATGGAACACCCCAAAACTTACAGTATAACTTATAGAAACACCCAAACAGATAGTGTCTCAGC